AGAAACAGTATCATTCTTAGGTTCTGGAGAACCGTCTTTAGTTTCCAAATCCATTCCTGGAAGAGAGAACTTACCTTTAAGGAGACCAACCCAGATACCTTTACCGTCATCGCCAGTTGTACGGAACAAGCAAGCGATGTCGTTTGGAGTCATCTTCTTATTGTATTTTTCAACACCGTTTTCAACAGTGATACCATAGAAGTCTTTACGAGCTTCACTACCCAAATCCAACCATGACACTTCAAGAGTTGTTCCAGTGATACCAGAAGACAATACTACGTATGGTCCGTCATCTGCTGTGATAGTGTTCAATTCATTTGTGATATCCAATTTCGCTGTTTTAATTCCAGGGATTTTTTTAGTATCACCTGTGACAATGTTTTTATTGTCCAAAACCCCATATTCAAAACCACGTAAACCAAATTTAACTTTAGACATTTATTTATTTTCCTTTCATTTCTTCGAGATCGCTCCAATCAAAAAGACGATATTTTCGGACATTCATTAACAGTCCAATATCGTCATCCATGTATCGAGGTTTCTCATTTGCTGTGTAGCGTTCAAATCCACTACTTTCTAAGACCACATCCATTCTTTTGGCGATTTGGTCAGCTTGCTTTGCGTTCTTACACCAAAAGTTGATTGTGATACGTTGTTCCATTGAGATGATTTCGTCATCTGCATACTTGTGAGGTGCTTCGTAGGTTAAATAAATTCTTGCAAACGGAGCAAGCTCTTTTCGTTTTAAGTTTGTAGGTTTTTCAGGAATATCATAAGTAAAGATACCTTGTTTGTATCCTGGAAATTCTTTACCTCTAAACTCATTAAAAAGTTGATTTAACTTTTCATCTGCCACCAAAAGTTTATAAGCTTCAGTTTCAGCAATCATTTATTTTAACACCTCCCTTATTTTTGTTATGTAAATTTCTTTAGCACGAGGAGTGACTGCATTGATAGTCTTTTCCTCGAAATCCTGTGCTTTCTGATAGATTGTCCCGCTGTTGGGATATCTAGCACGCCAACCAGTAGAACGACCAAATCCAATATCTTTTGAAGGAGCATTTCCACCGCCTTTGAAATTACTGATTCTTATATCTTCTTTCAAACGAGTGGGTGTAAACTCATCAGAAATTGGAGTATTTACTTCAAGTTCTTTTTCAAACTCTTTAGCTACCATTGTGACTGCTTCACGAGCAACTTTAGGAGCTTTTACTTCTAACTTAGTGAGATTGTTTAGGCAAAGGTCTAATCCTTTTGTCATGACAACATCACTCCCTTAATCAAATCCATTTCCTTGTTTTCGTGATCACGTTCGATTGCATCAATTTGATACTCGTTACCATCAAATTCTACAAAGCAAGAGTTGTCAAAAGGAAGTTTTGGAAGATGACGAATTAAGAATGTTTTAGTGTCTTTATGTTCTACTAGTCCACCTGCTTTTGTGACAGTCGCATTTTCTCTAAAATCCTTAATAGATGTTTTAGGCACTTCTGCCCAGCAAGTATATAAGTCTTTTCTTTCAAAGTCTAACACTTCTCCATCTTCATTTTGTCCGCCTACTTTTTGGAAAAAAGTAATGCGAACATTCATTTTACGTGTCCGCATTAACTTTCCCTCCGTGTTCTAAGCTGATGGATGATGTTTAAGACACCATTTGCTAGTGGATAACGCATGGTATCTGCTGACATTCCACGATGTTCATATTCTTCTTTGACTTGCTTTTTGACAGCTAAACGGAATTTTGCATAATCTACTAAATCATCTGGATTTAAATCATTATCGATTGCAAAACAAATCTGCTCTTTTGCAGACTCAATAAGCTCAATTAGTAAATCATCTTCAAAGTCATAGTCGATTTTGCAATACAACTTAACCTCTTCAAGAAAACCATTCTTTTTAGCTTCCATATCCCTAACCTCCAATCAAGGCTAGTAGTTGCTCTTTGGTTTGAGAAGTTGTGTAAGAAATCCCCTTGCTATCTAAATAAGACATAATATCTTGTTTGGTGCTACTTGAGGTTGGTACTGCTAAAGTTACTGCTGACCGTGAGACACCCCCACTAACTGGGGGAGTATTAGGGCATAGTTACAAAGTAACCAGCTTTAGCATCTGCTTTCTTAACATCGAAGCGTACAACTGCTTGCAAGTATTGACCATAGATTTCATTGTCAGTCCAGCGAAGACCTAATTCTTGACGGTCAGCAAAGAGTACAGCACGTTGTACATCTCCGATAAAGGCTTTAGCTTCACCAGTTGCACCAAGTGTTGTGTCTGAAACTACAAATACTGGATGTCCGAGGAAGGCTTTACCTGATGCAGAAACGATAGAATCTTGAAGCAAGTAGCGACCATTATTGTCTTTCAAAGTGTCAAGTTTTTGATAGAAACTTTGAGAAACTACAAATGACACGTTGTATGCTGGATCAAGGTTCACATTCAAGATTTCCTTGATAGCGTCAAGATCAGCAGCAGTCTTAGCTTCAAAGTCTTTTAATACAGTAGCGATTGCATCGTTAGTAGTATTAACCTTAATTTGGTTAGCTGCTTCAGCTACGATTGCAAGAAGATCAACATCTGCATCGTCAATAGCTTCTTGTGAAAGTGGAATAGCACCACGGTAAGTCTTAACTTTCCAAGGAACATCTGTAAATTCTGGTTTGGCAAGAGCTGGATTTTTTTCCAATTCTTCTACACTTGCCATCTTAGATGTAGCGTGTTTAAGAATTGGATATGAACCTTCGCCTTTAGATGCTTTGTGAGTTGTCACGAATTGTTTAAGGTCAAGGACTGTTTTAACTTCACGAATTGGTGTAGTTACGATTTCTTTGCTAGTTACTTTTCCAGTTTCAACCGTCTTCAATCCGTCTTGTGTTGGGTTTACAGCTTCATTCATTGGGATAAGAAGGTTTTTTCCTTCAAATTTCAAATTTGAATCAGCAACAGCACCTTTAGTACGTACCCATTCATTTACAGAATCACGGTAAGTTTTACCGTCTTCTTTTACTTCATGTTTTTCAATAGTCGCTTCCATTCCAGCTCCTTCTTTTGCGATTTCATAAGTCTTCAAGTTGTTTTCTACTTCTTCTTTTTGTGATTTCAAGTTGTCGATTTCAGCACGAATTTCACGAGCCTTTTCGAGATCTTCAGTATTCAAAACAGATTTCAACTCTTCTGTCTTAGCAACAATTTCAGCACCAATGTTTAAAATTTGTGCTTGAAGTTCTTTCATTTTTTCTTTAAACATGTTTTGTTTATTCTCCTTTTCGGTATTAAAAAAAGAGCTTATAGCCCTTTAAGTAATTCTTCTTTTTCGATTTCTCGTAGCATGTTTTGAATTTCTGACTTACGCTTGCTACGGTTAGCATAGAAGTCGTCAATAACAGCTTGTGGCAACAGTCCATCTCCAAGACTTGCAACTGCACCAACATCATCAAAGGTCATTACTTCATCTGCAAAGCCTTTTTCAACTGCTTCACTAGCTGACATGAAGGTTTCATTTTTCATCATGTCAAGGATAACTGATTCTTCCAATCCAGTCTTAGCTACATACGCATTCACGATGGCTTGGTCGCTAGATTTAAGAGCATTAGAAGCTTTGTCTAAATCATCACTATTACCAGATACATAACCATACAACGCTTTGTGAATCATTATCTGAGCTGTTGGACTGATAAGCACTTTATCAGCTCCCATGATTGCAACACTAGCAGCGCTTGCTGCCATTCCTGTTACTTCAACAGTTACATTCCCTGGATAGCTTTTTAGTGCTGTATAGATTTCACTTCCAACAGTCACTAAACCACCGTTGGAATTAACTTCCAAAACAATATCGCTATTGTCTTCTGGAAAAGCATCTGTGATAGATTTAGCACTGACTGCTTCCAAACCAAAATAGTCGTAAGCTTCCTGGCTATTATTCGGAATCAGTGGACCTTTCATCTTGATTCTCTTTGGCATCTCTTGTCTCACCTCCTTTCATTGATTGATATTCTTCTTTCTTATCCAAGAAGACATAGTTCAAACTTGACTGGTAACGGTCCATGTTTGGATCAGTAGAACGTTCCTTACCAAGTTCAATCAAAGCTTGGTTAGGTGTTAAGATTTGATTGTTTACAAGTTTTACAATCTCATCTACGTTTCTACCAGTCACGCTACGAGTGTCGAAGTCAACACGATACTTCCTGCGCTCTTCATCACTAAATACTTTCAAAGCAAGTTCACTTGTGATTGCATCAAAGTAGAATGGAAGGTCGTTGGTTACATAATCTTCGGTCAACTGTGCTACAGATTGGTTAGGACTATTTACTCCTAATTTAAAACTAGGAACTCGTAAAGCTTTAGCAATCTGTGCAGTAGAGAAGTTATTAGATGTAATCAACTGCAAGACATTCGTATCAATTTCAAGTGGAGTGTATTCTTGTGTATCGTCAAATACCAAAGGACTGCCACCAGTTGAGCCTTCACGCATTTTTTCAAAGTCCATACGGGCTTTCTTACGGGCTTCACCGTTCAATTGAGCGCCTTTAAGCTTGATAATTCCGCTTGAGAAACCATCTCTAAAGAACTTAATCAAAGTGTTCAATCCACCATCTTGCAAGCTGATTTCGTTTCCAAGGGAAAGTAGTGGAGACCTGCCAAGAATGGTATCATGGCTGAAAAATTTCCAATGGATAACATCTTCTGATTTACATACAAATTCCTTACCATTTAGACGGTCACGAAAAGTGTAAATCAATTCATGGTCATTGGTTTCTTCAACAGTTGTTTCAGATGGTCTAAAAAATTGAAATTCTAACGGCTTGCCACTTATCGGATCACGTAGAATACGAGAGAATGAATTACCAGTCAAAATTGTATTGACGGTCATTGCAAACTTCCATTGCCTTGCTGATGTATTGCTTGTGGATTTGACATTCAGTAGATAGTTCATATCTTCATCTTGCTCAATATTACCCATTAAATCCTTTTTCAACAATGGAAAACGAGCAACATCACCAGCTATGATAGATACTGCAGTCAAGACATCGCTATTCTTTAAAGCAGATATACCAGTATATTCAGGACTTGAATTTCCAGAGATTACTGAAGAGATATAATCGTCATAAGATAGTTTTGACGACCCTAAAGATTGGAAAAAAGTCATTTATTTTCTCACCTCCTTTCTAATTCACCCCCTTGTTTTACTGATATACAAGGCTAATAATATTAAAATAGTTCCACTACATAAAAAACCTGCTATTTGATTCAATAAGAAAAAGCCATAGATTAAAAATCCAAGGCCTATCAATAGCAAAATTGTGTGAATATGTTCCAGTATTTTCAAAATAGCGAATCTCCTTCCAAGATTTTCTCATTCGTCCAATAGCCACTTCCGTCAAATGGTTCTAAATAACATGCAGCATAAGCATCTAACAGAGCATCCAGAGGGTCGATTTTATTACTGTTTTTGTTTTTATCAATCCTCATACCGTTATTATCAACTCTGGTATATGCATTATTGATTGCCATTGTCAGCAATTGATTACCACTATGCTTGATTTTACCTTGACGGACATCATCACGAAATTGTTTCGTTGGCATATTCAAAACCATGGTGGTTTGTGGTATCTGGACTAGTGGCCATTCTGGGTGTCGCTTTTCTATCATAGTTAATAGTGATCCAAATTGATAAGGGTCAAAGTATATACCTTGCAATTCCCACTCATTTTGATAGACCATTTCCTCGATTTTCTCAAGCACGCGCTCATAATCGATAACACCACTTTCAAGCGTTGTTATCTCGCATTCACCTGCTCTTTCCAAATTGGTATAAGAAACACCGTCCCTTTTTTCTTTTGCGATTAAGCCATATTTTGTAGCCACAAAAGAAAAGCTATCCGCATACCAATAATCATCCATCATGACCATGGGAGAAATAGAGAATAAGTCGCTGGACCTACCAACGTCTACACCTAACCAAACTCTACGTTTTCTAGTATCTGGTTTATCAATCTTAGCTTTTGCCCAGCTTTCTTTATCCATGTAAGATTCTTCTGATGATTGTCGCCACATGTTGTAGTTTTTAACCAGGATTTCATTTATTGTTCCTGTCTCAAGTGCCACCTTCCTACGTTTTCGTAGGTAGTCCATCATCTTACTACGTAGTGCTTTGACTTCAAGAATTGGATTTGATTTTATCCAGTTCTTTTCATCTTTGATTTCCTCTTCATCATCTTGTTCAGCAATGAAGGCAAAGTATTCATCGTTTTCAACTTCTTCATCGAGAAGTTTTTCGATATACGCATACTCGATAGTGTGCATTGGTACGTTTAAATCAAATCCAGCAGTTGAGATAATCAAAATCAATGGATTGTCTAACTGACCTTGACCAGATTCTAGAAGCTCAATCATCTCATTGGTTTTGGATGCTGCAAATTCATCTAAGATACCGACATACGGTTCAAATCCATCAACTGCTCCAGTTTCACGACTCAATGCACGCACATAACTTTCATCATTCAAGTTACGAAGTTCATCTCGTACTACTTTAGTAGCTTTTCTAATGTCTGAATTTTGACTTCTTAACGCTTCCAACTGCTTACGGATCATATCGTAAGCAATTCGTGCTTGTGAACGGTCATTAGCTGTACAAAACAACTGTCGACTCATTGCAGGGTTTCGACCAAACAAAAACTCATATAAAGCAATACCAGCTACTAAAATAGTCTTACCATTCTTCCTGGCAAGACTGATTAAAGCTTTTTTAAATCGTCTAATCGATGTATCAGACTTCTTTCTCCAACCATACAGATTACTCAAGATGAATTTTTGAAAATCTGCCAGTGGATAGGGTTTGCCAGTTTTGACATCTGGGAGCATTTCGATAAAATCTATCGGATTTTTTGCTTTGTCAGGCAAGTAAACATACGGAAAATCTTCATCATCCATACGCTTTAAATCTCTTAAATGGCGCTTACAAGCTTTTATAACTTTCTTACTAGCTATGATTTCTCCATTTACGACTTTTGAAGCATATTGATAAGCTACATCTTCCATTGTTTCACCTCCTAACTAACAAAATACAGACTGTGTAGGAATCGAACCCACGACTACAAGGTTGGAGCTTGTCATGTTACCTCTACACCAACAGCCTTAAATAAAAAGAGAGGGAAATTCCCTCTGATATAAAAATCATTTCATTTTACCAACCATATTTATCGTCAATCCAGTTAGCTCGCCAGAGTTCCAATCAATACTATAACTCGTTACTCCATCTAATAACTTTCCGTTTATTGCGATTCGTCCACCCTTTATTGAAAATTCATTTAACACATAGTGTTTTTTCTTCTTCAAATAATGCGGTCTATACTTCATCAATTATCCTCCTAACTACCAAATTTATCGAAAATACTCTCTTTCTTTTCTTCAACTTGTGGCACGAATAACTTCATGCGACTATCCACTGTCATACCCAATTGTGATGCTGCTTTCATTAAATTTGTTGTGGCACGTTCCAAACTATACAACATCTTATTCGGTAACACCTTACCATTATCTGTTTCATAAACATACCCTTCTTTTTGCAATCCACGGGATATTTCTTTATAGACTGCATACCATGTACAGTAGCTTTCTAAGACTGCACGATCTAGATTTCTAAGGGGTAGCTTTCTTAAATCTTCAATCACTCGTTTGTATTCTGCCTTTGCGATTGCATCAAAGTGTTTTGGTGGTGTCAGTTGCAATGCTTCCAAACCATCAGAAGCCTTTTCTTGTATAGTTTTTCTTGCAATCTTTTCTTCTTTCGTCAAATGACTTTTAGTAGCTTCCACTATCTTCATTTTTCGACCCAAATCGACCACCTCCTTTCTGATTTTATGGGGGTTCAAAAATTTCAAAAACGGAATTATTCGCACAGAAGAGGGCAGCGTTCTTATAT